CTCCTGCCGCAGCAGGCCCTTCATCATCCGGCTGCCCGCGAAGGGAAACTCCATGTGCAATTCGTCGATCCGGCGCATCAGTCGCAGATCGTCCTCTCTGACCGGGCGGGGCTGATAATACAGGCTGCCCCGGCTGATCCCGAGGAGATCGGCCTTCCGCGTGAGGCTCAGCTTGTGGTCTCGATCCGGTTCGCCCGTTCTCTCGAACCGGTGGCGTTCACGGGCTCACTTCCTTGCGCTCGGCAACAGACCGGCCTTGGCGAGCGCTTTCATCGGGCTTACGCCGCGCCACTGGCGCGACGGTCCCTCTTCAATCTAAAAAATCGTTCTCCAAGGTGAGTTGACCGATCTTCGCGTGTAGGGAGGTGATGTCGATTTCCGGTTCCTTGCTCTTCGGCTTGTCCTCGAACACATCAGACACGCCATCGAGCAACTGGTCTTTCCACTGCTTGATCTAGTTCGGATGCAGGTCGAACTGGGTGGCCAGTTCGCTCGTTCTCGTGGAAATCCGTCCACTGGACGCCTTTCTGTTCCCTCAAACTCTTGTCGCCCTTCAGCGCCGCCAATGCGACCTTCGCCTTGAACGCGGCGCTGTGGTTTCTTCTCGGACGTCTTGCCATCTTTCGCTCCTTCTTCCCGGCATCGCTGCCGGATCGGGAGCAGAAAATCCATCTAACTCAACCGTTCAGATTTCCCGAGCCACCTCTACACTGGAATGGGTCGACTGTTTCAACAACCAGCGCCAGCTCGCCTCCAGCGAAAGCATCCCGCCCGACGAAGCGGAAGCCCGCTTCTATGTACGATCAGAGGAACTCGCTAAGATAGCGCGTGTCGAACAATCCCGCCTCCGGAAAACTCGGTGCGGGTCTCGTTGAACATTCCTAGTGGAGCGGCAACTTGTTACGACAAGCCCGATGAAAACTTCCTCGACTTCGTCGACATCACATTCAACAGTCTCACGTTCTACCTTTTTCAACACGAGCCTACCCCTCGGGGCAGGCCTCTTTCATCTCGAATGGTAGGTCCTTTGCCCTCAACGTTCTTCGAACATCTGATCCATCGAGACTGCTGGCTGCGAGCACCCCGCCTCGCCAACGATCCGCGCAGGAACGCCAGCCACAGTCACATGTGCCGGCACGTCTTCCAAAACCACCGATCCTGCGGCAATCCGGCTGCATTCTCCAACGGTGATATTGCCAAGAATCTTCGCGCCAGCGCCAATCAATACGCAATCCCCGATCTTGGGATGCCGATCTCCATCTTCCTTCCCGGTCCCGCCAAGGGTAACCGAGTGCAACATGGAGACATTGTCACCTACAACAGCTGTTTCACCGATCACGATGGAATGCGCGTGATCTATCATGATTCCACGCCCAATCCTGGCAGCCGGGTGGATATCTATGCCGAACTCTTCTGAGACCCGCATCTGCAGAAAATAGGCCATGTCGCGCCGTCCCTCCTTCCAGAGCCAGTGCCCCACTCTAAAGGCCTGCATTGCCTGGAAGCCCTTGAAGAACAGGATCGGCTGCAACAGTCTGTGGCATGCCGGATCGCGCTCCAAAGTCGCGACCAGATCAGCCCGCGCGGCCGCCCCCAAGCCTGGATCCGCCGAATACGCTTCATCTGCGATTTCCCGCAAGATTTGCTCGGACATTTCTCCGGAGGCGAGCTTGAGCGAAATTCGGTAAGATAGCGCACGCTCCAATGAACGGTGATGAAGCAAACTGGAATGCACAAGACCACCAAGCAACGGCTCGTCCGCAACAGCTTCGTTGGCTTCCTTTCGGATCCGGTTCCAGACCGGATCAACTGTCAAAAATTGATCGCGCGGCTCAAGCATTGGTTCGTTTCCTGTTCCTGTGCTCGCTCCAACTTAGGACTCTCGATGGGAATCGAAAAGGCACAACTCCGTCAGACCTGTGAACCGTTCCACTCAAACCGGCAAGGAGACACGGTAAAAATGCGCCGCAAGCCGCAATTTTCCGCCGGAAAAACTGCCATCTACTGGTGAAATTCGGACTGACTTTCTGGCATAGACGGCTGTCGGTTGTGAAAGGATCCCAGTGCAGTAGGACGCTTGCTGCACGCCCACACCACTTCCAAAAGTGATAGAACCATCTTCAAGGTCAAGCGACCAACTGCTCATTGTCCCCGTAACTTCCTCTACAACACGTGCGGAGCAAGCGAACACAACAGCGTTTGCCGGAATCTCTAGCCCGACAGTTTGAGCATCTCCGGCAACGATGTCATATTCGTTCTCGCCAATCATGAAATGCGAGGCAGCTCCACTCTGCGCTCCGGCGAGCATTCCCAGAATCCACTGTCCATCGATATATGTTGCTCTCTGGAACTCGTCGGCAATCCAGGCATTCCAACCCTCACGCGGCGTCACGAAGACCCAACCGCCATTGCTGGCAATCGCAATCATCCCGTCCGCTCCGTTCCAGTTCCCCCCTGCGCCCGCAGGAATCGAATAGCAGTCGCCGTCGTCGAATCCCGACGGTGGATTGGCAAGACTTCGAGATTTGAGCGCAATTTGTGCAAGTGCGTCCAGCTTCACCAGAGCTTCATTGACAGTCACATGCTTTTGCGCCTGACTTGGCATGATAAACGGCAGGGACAAGTTTGTTGTTTCACTCATGGATTTCAATCCTTTGGAACGGCCCGACGCCATAGCGTTCGGACATTTGAGCCACTTGAACTGCGGCAATCTCGTAGACCGCGTCGGTTGCTTTCATTTCGGCCGAATAGGACCAATTGGGTTGGTTTGTCTCCGCCTCACGAATGACGGTCCCATCTCCCTCAAGAACTTGAACGAGATATCGTTCGTTTTCTTCTCCCAGCGGGATTTCAAGCCCCTCCCAGCTATCTCCGTCGATTCGGCTCCTGCGAATCCAGCTGATCAGCTCGTTGCCCTCCGTATCCCGAGACGATTTCAGGTGAACCGGGAGATAAGGCCTCAGACCGACACCGGTGGCAGTATGAACAAAATGCTCGTAGGAGTTATCCGAATATCCTCGATCCGCAGGTCCGACACGGTAGTGTCGCTCCAACCCGCGCACGGACGAGGCAAGCTCAATCTGAGAAGGACCACCATCCAGCAATACAACGAGCGAACCTTCAGGCCATACAGACGGGATAATGGCATCGGTTCCGAGTTGTCCCCGTAGAAGCCCGCTCAGGACGTAGGTATCCAATGCAACGAGTTGAGCTTCTTCGAATTGTAGAATTTCCCAGTCACCGCTAGACGCATTCCCGATGGCTAGCGAGTTCGCCCCATTCAACAAGGCTGTTCGGGTTGCCGAAGACAAAACACCGTTAGGAACTCTTATCTGAAGTTGCGCACCCCGATCGAGAAGTCCGCAAGACGCGGCCAAAAGCGGTGTTTGTGTCAAGCCAAAGACTGACTGGTCCTGCACAACCTTGTTCAGGGAGTAACCGTCATCTTCTGAGGAAGTATAAACGGCCACTGACCCCGGCCACGGCTTTGCAGAAACGGCGACGTAGGGCGCAACCGGATCTTCGTCTCCCGTGATCAATGGCAGGTCGAGAAAACGTGAGAAGACGGGCATTGCTACCAGGGGTTTGGGAAGCGACACCACGTCTTCAATATCTTTTGGTGGGCGGAACAGGTCCGGTTCGACCCGCACCGCCTCGACCTTGCGCGCTTCTCCGATCTCCACCCTGTCGATCCGGAAATTTCCTCGGCATCCGCCATAGGTCAAATCGACGACATCCCCGACATGCACATTCGCGGCAGACGGCGGCAAGGTGAAACTCACGCTGTCCATGGCGATCCTGGCCTCCGCAAGCCATCTCTCGGCAATTCTCAGCCCCTCGGTGCTCGTCAAACACATTGCTAGATCAGAAGAGGAAGCCGTCGCATCCTCTTCTCCGGGGATGCTGGCCTCCGTTGTCCGGGTCTCGAAAGAACCGTCGGCCTGAACGTAGTTCACGCGGATCGTTCCAACCGCATCCGCCGAGGCTCCACGCTGAAGGCTAAGAACCGTTTCCTCACCTTTGACAAATGTGCCCTCATCGTAGGAAGCGTTCGCTATTCCGGTCCGTGTGTGGAACGATAGCCTTCCCTCCCTTTCGGCCGCATCAAAGGAGTGCGCGAGTGAAAGCGGCTGCAAAGCCGAACGGGCCCCAGACGTTTCATCAATCCCATAGCCCCGAACCAAACCGTACAACTCACTCACATCCACATCGGTGACACCCGCCTTGCTGCAAATGTCGCTGACGACTGCCGCTAGGGATTCCGAGCTCGCCCGACCATTCAACCAGTGGCCCAGCGAGTAGTTTTCGCCGTCGCTCCAGATGTCCGAACTGGCGGGAAAATACGGATATGGCCGAGCGTCCCAAGCCCATACATAGACATGCGACAGGTCGATCATCGCATTCCCATACACCGCAGAAGTTGGATTATTCGCCGGTTCACTCCAATACTGACAGGTCGCACGAATATACTGCATCTGGATCAAGTCGTCCCGCAGCCCGGAAGAGAACCATGGCACGCTCGACTCAGAGGATTTCGGATCGACGAATTTGTTCGGCTGGTTCGTGCCTTTGTCCACAGCAGCGCAGCCAATCTCGGTGAACCAGATCGGTTTGCTTTCCGGCAGCCAAGTCGTCGGAGCCGCCTGACGGACCCCCGCTATTCTGTCGTAGTGCTCCTGGCTCCACCAAGCCCGTATATCCTTGTAACGGAAGACCCAAGGCTCTCCGTGGGCACCATCTTCGATCGGCAAACGCTGCTGTGCATATCGTCCGGCCTCATCCGCATAGTACCATTCAAAGCCTTCTCCGCCTTCGATATTCGATTTCAGGTAGTCGAGATTGTAAATCGATCTCCAAGGGGCATCCGCATGATCATGGCTATCCCGCCAATCCGAAAGTGGCATGTAATTGTCGATGCCAACAAAGTCGATCTCATCGCTGGCCCATAATGGATCCAAGTGGAAAAGAACGTCGCCCGAGCCGTCTTGCGGGTGATATCCGAAATACTCGCTCCAATCTGCGGCATAACCAATCTTGGTGTCAGTTCCCAGAATCGCGCGCACATCCTGTGCGAGCTTGACCAGTTCCTCTACTGCCGGGAACGTATTCCCATCACTCCGGATCTGCGTTAGCCCGCGCATCTCGCTGCCTATGCAAAATGCATCCACGCCCCCAGCCATGGCGCATAGATGCGCATAATGCAGTATGAACCGGCGGAAAGACCACTCTTCAGGGCCCAGATATGTGATGGTGTCACCGGCGGACGTGAAATCGCTCGTTTGCGCCTGGCCAAAAAACGCTTCCACTTCGGTTCTGGCTGCTGTGCCTTTGTCACTACTGCCGTCGCGCCCCGGAGAAATCTCCGTGGTAATCCGCCCCCTCCAGGGAAGGGCCGGTTGGCTCGTGCTCTCAGACCAAGGGTCGGGCAAACCGTTTCCATCAAGCTGTTCCATGAGGATGAACGGATAGAAAACCACGGATTTTCCGTCCGCGCGCAACTTGTAAATCGCCTCAAGCACGGATGCATCGGCCGGGGTGCCCCCATAGACAGGACGGTCATCGATCCTCGCGACTTCTTTGGCATTCACGCGCGCCAATCCGCTGACACGCCAAGGTTGCTGATCACCGTCAAATTCTGTCTGCTCGACCTTTGGAGCAATCGAGCACTCACCGCAACGAAGGTCATTGCCGAACCAAGACACGACCAGTGAGACCGAACCGCAATGCGGAAGCTCGATTGCCAAATGATCCATCGAGGTGTCGAAATCGGTCTTGCCACTATTAGTGTTCTCGTTGGAAGATGCCGACCACCACATGTTGTCGGTGTAGTTCACCCTGTTCGTTGACAGCGAGTATTCGCCCGTTCCGGGGATGAGCGCTACGGCCCGAATGGTCTCTGCCAGGCTTTTTTCATTCGCCGGTACGCGCTCAGGATCAGCGCCACGGATAATCTCGAACGAGAATTGCGGAACACGATTGCCATAATCGCCAAGCTCGAGATCTTCGAAAACAACATAGGCCAACCCACGATAGGCCGGCGCATTTGCGGCACCTTCAATCGCCTCGATCTTCGGATCGGGCAATTGATCTTCCGAACCGGAGTAGACCCGCATAGTCACGTTTTCGCGCGAGATCTCCATACCATCTGCCCAGATCCGTTCCACGCCCCGGATCTGGCCCTCGCAAAGCGCGACGGCGATGGAAATGGAATAGCTGTAAGCCTTTGTTGTGGTGCCACCACCGCCCTTACCACCAACTTCTTCCTTCTTGACCTTTTCCTTGAACTTTGTGGACCAGATCACTTGTCCACCGGCTCGCACACGACCGTAATGCGCTCCAACAGCCGTACCCTCGCTCGCTCCGGTCAGTTGAAAGCGTTCAATCTTTCCGGTCTCAATGACCTGGCTTCCGCCGCCCAGAAGTGTCTGGTCGACGACCCGGCCCAATGTCGCGCCGATTGCCCGGCCGAGAACAGCGGTGGAAAGACCAAATGCCGTTCCCCCAAAAGCGCCGCCGATAGCTGCCCCGGCAGCCGAAAGGATAAGAGTGGCCATCAAGAAGATCCTTCCGGGAAGGCGAACCTTGCAACGACACGGTTGCGCAACGGTTCTGTTAGCGGGCTCTCAAGGACAGAATGCCCTTGGTAGGCGTGGATCAGACTGGGAGAACCACCGAGAAGCGAGTAGATTCCGAGATGTTTTGCAACAGAACCGTGTCGCATGCGAAACAACAAAACATCGCCTTGTTCAATTGTCTCTCGGGCTGCGCGTGGTTCCAGATGACGCGCGGCGGCTCGCCAAAGCCGCTCCTCACCGGATGGTTCCGACCAATCCGGAGAATAACTCGGTACGAGCTCCGGCTCCTGCCCGTAGAGCGTCCGCCAAACTCCCCGGATCAAGCCAAGACAATCTGACCCGGCGCCTCGAACCGACGCCTGATGCCGATATGGCGTGCCAATCCAGCTGCGGGCGATCTCGACCACGCGTTCCTGCATTCTCTACTCTCCTGAAATCAAGACACGATGGGCGCGTTGATGCTGCCGCCGTCGTAGTCATCGCCGCTGCGCGGATAGGACGTCAGCCAATCCTCGCCCGGTATGTGCGGACATCCACGAAAATTACGGAAGTTTCCAAACTTGTTCGCGCAGCTCGATGCGCTCTTGTCGCAACCTGCAATCAGCTGAACCCGATCACCCGGTTGGATTGTGCATCGAAGCCCCTGCCAAAGCGTGAGCTCTCGTTCGCCATTCGCAACGATGTCATTCTTGACCCAACCTTTCAGCTCGCCTCCTTCGCCATCGAGAACCGTCAGCAAGCCGCGTTCGAACCATCCATTCTCAAACAGCCCACCATCAGGAACCCGAAAAACGCGTGCATCCTCAACCTCCATGAGGGTGAACTCGGCGACAAATCCGTCTCCTGTCGTATCAAACCGACATTTGCTGTCGCCAAGCTTAGCAGAGCAGGCACCTTGAAATACCCGCCCCATTGGTTGGTTCAATTGTTCCGTTAAACCCCGCAATTCCGCTGTAAAGGAGCCGTCATTGCGAGATATTTCACCAATTGTTCCGCGAAAACTGACTGCCCGCTGATCGGTCGCTTCCCAATTGACGAGCCATAGAGTGACCGCCGCACCATCGAAACGCCCGGCTTCGATATCCAGTTCCGAAATTCCGGCGTCGCTAAGCGCTCCCACGGCTTCTGTGTTATTCACCGAAAGCCCTGTCGTGACTTCCAGCGCGCTCGCAGTAAACCCACTGCTCGCCCGGAACACTGTTCCATTAAAGGTCAGATCGTTATCGTGGTCCGTGAAACCCCGGCTCCAGCCATCCTTGCGGACCACTTTCCAACAGCGACACGACGTCGTCACACCTTCGGCCAGATGAGCGTAGAGAGCCTGTGATTGTCCACTTGCTACCGCCATCACGCACGAACCTCCACCACGGGAACGTCCGGCACTTCTCCAGCCTTGAAGCTGACAGCAGACACCCGGATATTGTCAGTGTCGAAACGAACCGGAACATCGAACTCAAACCCGGCGGTCACGATACTTCCGGCAACCGGAGCCGTCTGGAAATGGATCTCGCCCGTCGTTATATCGACATTCCAATCACTTCCTTCGACGAGGGAAACTCCGTTAACCCCAACCACAACGCTGCCGGAGACTGGTTTCACGACTGGACGAGAATAGGCTTCCCCTCCTGACTCATAAACCTTGAACAACTGGAACAACGTGGCGTCGCCATCTCCGAACCCTAGGTTCTGATCTTTGAAATCAACCGCCTGCGAAGGACGGCAGGATTTGAAATCGGACCAATCCTTCCAGCGAAATGCGTGGAGTTGACCACGGCGCGCCTCGAAGAAGGAAATCACTTCTTCCAGTTCATCGAGTGTTTGCACTCCCAGACCAGCATCATACCGCCTGCGCGAATGGGCCCAGGGCGTATTTCGCTCCTCAAATCCGTTGGCCAAGGTAACTATTTCCGTCCTTCTCTCCGGTCCACCAAACGATCCGAAACTGATCGCTGTTGGAAAACGAACCTCATGAAATCCCATGTCGGATGTCCTTTATTTCATCGATTGCGCTGACCACGACCCAGAACCCGGCCGATCTGCGCCGCCACCTGGCTCTGGCTCCGGCGGAAGCTGTCGACGTCCGGCGTGGAAATATTGACGACGACCGACTGGCCACCTCCCTGCCCGCCGCCGTCTGCCCGCACACCCAGACTTCCATCGGTGCCGCGTGCAAGCGGCATGATAGCCTCCGGCCCCGCTTCCCCCATCAGGCCAACACCACCACGCATCGGAAAATTGGTCGGAGTTGTGACGACTCCTCCCTTGGCAAAGGGCATCACCTTGCCTTGGGAAAAGCTCCCGCCATCGGCGAATGCCGCCGCGCCAACCCCGGCAATGCTGTTTGCCAGGATGCCACCGATCTGTTGTGTTACCGGCTGGATCGCAGCCGAGTAGGTCGCATTGATGATGGACTGCGCCACCATGTTCAGCGCGTCAGAGGCCTTCATTCCGTCAAAGACCAACCCATCAAAAGCGCGACGCAGGCCGTTGCTGATACCCGTCGACAGCTTTCCAACGCTACCGCCCGTTACTGTAAGTTCAGACTGCATGCTGCGAAGTTCGTTTCCGAAGTTCGCCATCACGACACTTGCATCCGCCAGACTGCCCTCCAGTGCGTCCAATTGCTCATCGAATTCCGTGTCACCTTCCATTTCAAAGGCCATGATCTGTTTTCCTATTCCTGTCAGGGAAGGCACGCGCCAATTCGTTCAGTCGCGCGCGTGAAAAAGCCGGGCGGCTGGCGTCGGCGCCAAGCTTCACCAGAAGTTCTACCGGGGTAAGTTTCCAAAACGCCTCTGGTGCAAGGCCGAGTTCGCGCAGGCCCAGCCGCATCAATCCGGCCCAATCCATCGGTTCAGATCCTGCTTTCCGGTTGCGAAAACGCCCGCGCCAACATCTGGGCAGCAGCTCGAGCTGCCTCTGCGGGACCGCCCGAAATCTCGACGGTACGGAGATCCTCAGCGTTTCCAGACCATCCGCCCCCGCGAAGTCCGGCAAGGACCAGCGCCAACACATCACGTGCTCGAAACTTGCCGCACTCGAAACGTTGAACGAGATCGACCAACGACCCCTCTTCCAGTCCGTCTTCCAGTTCCGCCAGGCTGCCCAGCGTCAATTTACAAACATGCGGCGCTCCATCTAGATGCACCACCACTTCACCGGCCCATGGATTTGTCATCGTTTACAGCGCCGTAAAAGCAATGGCGCCTGCTGAGGCCATACTGAGGTCGAAAGTGGCCTCTCCGTCATGGCTACCAGCATATTCGAGCGACGTGAGCTGGAAAGGGCCTTCGATCATGCCGAAATCGGGCACTACAACCTGGAAAGCAGGCGTTAGCCCATCAAAGAAAACTTGCCGCACACGTTCGTCCGTCGTCTCGTCCTTGAAGATGCCAGAGCCGCTCAAGGACGCACTGCGCACGCCAGCGCCACCAAGCAGCTCACGCCACCCGCCAGAGCTTTCCAAGGTCGTCACATCGATCGTTTCCGCATTGAAATTGACTCGCGTAGCTCGCAGCCCTGCGATGGTCTCGAAATCGCCGCTGCCGGACATGTCGAGTTTGATCAAAAGATCCTTGCCAGCCTGAGCACTCATGGCCGTTCTCCGTTCTGTTGAATTTGGGTGTATTAAGCGTCTTCGACCACAGCTTCGAAAAGCAGATCGATCCTCCGGCGAGCCGCATCACCGATGCGCCGGGCATTTGCCTTCACAAATTGCATCCGCACGACCCGACCGCGACTGAGCGACGGGTTCGCATTATGCAACGCATCTGAAACCGCTCCAGCAACGGTCTTGGCGGTCTGAAAGCCAGCGGTTTCGCAGACAACACTGACAGAAAAGCGATGCCTGGCCGCCGCGCCCAAGTTGTCGTTCCGAGCAACTACATCCTCAGGACCGAGGCTGATATAGACCGATGGTACTGTACCGGAAGGCGCAGCATCGAAAACATCGCTCCCGACCAGCGCGGACACCTCCGCATTGGCCAAAAGATGTTGATACACCGCTGTCTGAAGCGCAGCAGAAGCTCCGTAACTCATGCCGATGCCTCCTCTTCGCGCGCGTAACAGATGAGGTAGCGACCATCCGTTTCCGCATCGGCAACCGCCAGAATACGGAAGATCCGATCACCCTCGCGGAAGCGCTGATCAGAGCGGGGTCGCCGGCTGTCACCCGGCGGAGCCGCACGAACCGTGATGCGATATGGAACGTAAGACAGCGTCAGGTAGTCCGACGCCGTCTCCTTACCAGTACCTGCCTTGACCTCTGCCCACAGTGTTCCTAGCTCGATCCAACTTTCGTCATAGCCACCCGAGCCGTCCGGAACTCTTTCAAGCGTTTCAAGGGTCAACCGCCTGCTAAGATTGGGAAGACGGCCAGTCATCGGCTGCCTCCACCAACAATCCGGACATTGCGCCAACGATCTACCAGCGAGGAAACGCCATAAGGCATAACAGCACCGCCAACCCGCATTTCGTGACGGTATTCATAGTAATAGGCCGCCAGCAGCATGACTGCTTGCCCCAGATCTGCCGGAACATCAGACCAGTTCTCGCCGAAACCGGCGAGGAAGTTGATCCGGACAGACCCCTGCGGGGGAATCGTCGGCAGGCGTGCTCCGCGCGCCATCAGCACCGGCCGATGCGTGTCCTGCTGAAGCCGGTACTTGCTGGAATCGACGATCACTTCCCAGTCCAGGCAATCTATGATCCGAATTTCCTGGATTTCGCTCACCGGTGCCACTGGAAGCGTCTGTGCCCGCCCGTCTCTCCATGACATCAGGCTCCAACTGAAATCCCGTTCCAGCAGTACTTTCCCGGTCCAGGCCTCCACCGCAGCGATAGCAGCTCGCAGGAATGTTTCCAGCAAGCTGTCTTCGGCCCCCTCGTCGGCAAACCCAGTGCCCAGACGCAAGTGATCCCGAAAATCCGCAACCGGCAGTGCCTCACCAGGCGTTGTGGTCTGCTCGACTAGCATCATTCGACTCTCCGAATTGATTTGCCCCTCTACAGGTCGATTGACAGGCGCGCGCCCCGCATTGCTCGAACGGAGGGGGAGCAACTGGACAACACGGGCGAGAAATCTCGACGCACGCCTGCCGACCGGCCCGGAAGCATTCCGGACCGGTCATCTCGGGTCAGCCTTAGCTGGCCGAGAATTTGAGGACCTTGATTGCGGCAAAGTCACTGACATCGCCGCCGACCCGCTTGGTCGCATAGAAGAGAACATGCGGCTTGGCCGAGAACGGATCGCGCAGCACGCGCAGATCCGGGCGCTCGGCAATGGTGTAGCCGGCCGTGAAGTCGCCAAAGGCAATGGCGGCAGCATCGCTGGCAATGTCCGGCATGTCCTCGGCAACCACCACCGGATAGCCCAGAAGACGGGCGGGCTCACCGGCGGCAAGACCATCAGACCACAGGAAGCGACCGTCGCCATCCTTGAGCTTGCGAACACTGCCCGCGGTCTTGGAGTTCATCACGAAGGCCGCGCCAGCGCGATATTGAGCACCAAGCGCATAAACTAGGTCAATCAGGGCGTCAGCGGAACCGAATGCACCATCTGCGCCGGAAGCGACATAGCCAATCTCGCCCCAACTCCAGGTCGCGTCATCCGCAATGCTATGCGTCAGGAAGCCCGTCGGCTTGTCCACGCCATTGCCATTCACAAAGGCCGCGGCCTCAGCGCGAGCGAATTTCTTGGCAATCCGGTCGGCCAGCCAGCTGTCAATATCAAAAGCGCTGTCGTCGAGCAGACGCTGAGAGGCTTTCGGCATCGCGGAAAGCTCGTGCAGCGGGATGGAAATACGCTCGATCTGGGGTGTGTCGGTTTCGATGGAAGAATCTGATTCCGTTGCCCAGCCGGAGCCCATCTCGCCCTGGTCGATCAACACGTCAAAAGTCGTCGCCTCGACATTGACGACATTGGCGATCGAACGGATCGAGGCCGAGGAAGACAGCACGGTCGCGACCGTTGCCGAGGTCTCTGGATCGACAAGGTAGCCACCATCGGCGGCAACGGCCGTCGAGAGCGCCTTCCCCTCGAGTTCCAGCCCGCGCAGCGAGTCCTCGTCGCCCGAGCGCAGATAGGCTTCGAACGCCTTCTGGTGCGGCGCAGCGCCTTCCTCGGCGGCGGCGGTCGAGAGGGCGGGACGCCCGGCAAACATGGTTTTCCGATCCAGCATGGTCAGTCGCTCTTCCTGGTTGTGAAGCTTGGTTTTGATGTCGGCCTGAAAGTCCTTGAATTCACTCAAGAACCCCACCATGGCCGTCTTAACGTCGGGCATAGCTTGCCCGTCCCGAGCCTTTGTCTCGGTTTTGCTCATCAGCATGTCTCCTGATTTTGGCTTGGGGTCGGCGGCTCAACGCTCCGCCATCTCAAAGCGGGCCGCCTCCAGCGCCTCCGCCAATTCTTGCATCGGGTCCATCTGCTCCGGGGCATCGCCCTTGGAGCCGACCCGCGCCTCGGGAAGCATCGGGAAGGTCACCAACGACACCTCCCAGAGCTCCAGGTCGTGCAGCAGCCGCCGCCCTTGCATGTCCTTCTCTGCCCGCTTCGTGCGGTAGCCAATGGAGAGCCCGTCAATGGCACCTGCCTCAATCAGCGCGGCAGCCTCGCGGCCCTTTTCCACATCCGTCAGGATCCGGCCCTTGACCCAAAGCCCACGTTCATCCTCGCGAACCTCGTCCCAGACGCCAATCGGCTGTGCCGGGTCATGCTGCCAGAGCATCTTTACCCGCCGGTCCTTCTCCGCCAACGTCTTCAACGAGGCCTGATAGGCGCCCGGCTGTACCACGTCGCCACCCTGGTCCTTCAACCCGAAAAGCGAGGCATAGCCCTCGATCACCGCGCCGTCGGACACTGTCAGCGTGGCCTCCAACTGGCAAAACTTCCGCTCCAGCCCGGAGCCGTAGATATCTGTCATATGTTGATTTCCTCTCCGAAACTCAGCTTCCCTCCGCCAGCGGCGGCAACCCCAGCAGCGAGCGTTTCTCCGCATCTGTCAGGAAGCTCGCCGCCCCGATCCTTGCCCATTGCGCCTCGCGCTCCGCCGAAAGCGCCGAGATCCGGTCCAGATCCGGCACCAGCCGAACCGCCTGCCCCGAGAAGCGCGACAACCAGTCCGAAATCGACGCCGTAACCCGTTCGACCATCGGCAGCACCGCCAGACGATAGAACGCCCGGTTCGCCTCCTGGTAATTGGCGTAGGTCGCATCGCCCTGGATCCCGAGCAGCATCGGCGGAACGCCGAACGCCGTCGCGATCTCCCGCGCCGCATCCCGCTTGGTCTCCATGAATTCCATGTCCGAAGGCGAAAAGCCCATCTGTTTCCAATCGAGCCCGCCCTCCAGAAGCATCGGCCGGCCCGCATTGCGCGCACCCATGTGGTGCATCTCCATTTCGGAGAGCAGGCGGTCATATTGATCAGCCGAAAGCGTCCCCGGCCCGCCATCCGCGCCGCGATAGACGATCGCCCCCGAGGGTCGGGCGGCGTTATCGAGCAGCCCCTTGGCCCAGCCGGACGCGCTGTTATGCACGTCGATCGCAGCCGCGGCCGCCGAAATGGGTGACAGCCCGTAGTGGTCGTCCGTCGGATGGAAGCTCTTGATATGGCAGATCGGCGGCACCTCGACGCCCATGTCGAAGCGAACCTTCTTGCCGCCCACGACGTAGTCGTAAGCCACCGGCCAACCGTCTGTCCCAGGGACGATATTCATCCGGTCCGAGCGCAGCACGTGCAACTCGAACGGCAGGCCGCCGTCACCCACCGCCTCCAGGTACCCATTGCCCGACAGAAGCAGATGCCCGATCAGCGCCTCCAGCAGCTCGGCCCGCCCCTGTGCGCTATTGGGCCGGTTGATCAGCTCCAGCACCGGGTGCACATCATACCGCCGCTCCGCGTCCTGGCAGACCAGCGGGATCGCCGCCGCCGCCTCCGCGATCAGCTTCACGCAGCGAAAACCCACCGGGTTCGTCACGAATCCATTCTTCGTCAGCGACGCCACGTCCCGCGGAGACCAGACAACGCGCCCACCTCCCTGCCAGGCAATCACCGGCCCCGTGGCCGAGGCTTTCTGCTCGGTCGGTTCGCTCGGGCCGGCCTCCATGCCGGACCGTCGCAGGAAATCCAAAACCATGCGCTCTTGCTCCTTGTTCACAAGCGTTTCGTCTTTGACCCAAGATATCGAGCATCGCCTTTTGCGTTCGAGCCGAAGGCGAGAGGCAGTGAAGGGCGATCCAGGCAAAGGCGAAATGCGTTCGAGGGGCCGCCGCCCCGGCGTCACTCGCCCGGCCCCCTGCCAGACAGCAGGGGGCGGGCATGAGGAAGACGGGCGCGCCCTACCCGAGCGCGCCGCACGTCTTCCAGATCTGAAGTGGTTTTCGTTACAGCGTCCGGATCGTCGGTCGCCGGAATTGCGCAGCCGGATCCAGCAGCAGTTCCGTCATCGCCCAGACAAGCGCGTCGACCCGGTCGGGCGAGCCCCTGCCCTCATATCCGCGCGTGGTCATCCGGCACATCTGGTCTTCCAGCGCGCCAAGCCCCCGCACATGCTTCACCCGACCCTGCTCATAAAGCGCGGCCACTGGTTCCGCCCGCGCGCTCTTGCCATGCCGGGCGCGAACCGCCTTGTAGGGCAGCATAGGGTCTATCTGGTTCAGCACCGTCTTCACCAGATCGCCCCCCTGGTTCACCTCGGCCACAAGCCGGTCCGCGGCATGCCGATCCATCGCCGCCACGGCCGCATGCGCCCATTGCAACGGCGAGGCCGCCGAAACGCTCGCATCCTCAAGAACAACGGCTTCCCAGTCCTTCGGATCACCCTTGGTGACCGCACCGACCACCACGATCCCGCATTCATCCGAGCCCTTGTTGCCTGTCACCGGCGGGTCCACCGCCACGACAACCCGGTCGAATTCCGGCAGAACATCCACCCGCGCCGCTTCGACCCCTCTAGAGGTCCAAAGCGCTCCCTCGGTATCCTCGACCAGTACCCCGTCCAGCTCCTGCCGGCCAAGCCGCGTTCCGTCATAGCGCGCCCGGACTTCCTCCAGGAAACTGTCCGCCAGGTTCGCCCGATTCGCCTCTGTGGGCGCCGCCGTCGTCACGGTCGAGTCCCGCTTCAACAGCTCCTTAAGGATCTGCACATCACGTGGAGTGGTCGTCACGCATTGCCGCGGGTTGTCGCCCAACCGCAAACCGAATTGCAGCATCGACCACGTCTCATCGGCTTTCTTCCACTTGGCCAGTTCGTCCACCCAGGCCGCGTCGAATTGCGGACCCCGAAGCGCCTCCGGCTCATGCGCGGAAAAAGCCTGGGCAATCGCCCCGTTCGGCCATTCCAACTGCCGCTTGCCTGAATGCCACTCAGGCACCCGGTCGGGCGGCGAACAGGCGATAATCCCGCTATCGCCAAACACCATAACATCGCGGACCTGATCGAACGTCTCGCCGACCAGCGCGACACGGCGGGACCGGCCGGGTTCCTCCGGCCGCCCCCCTTCTACCTGGGTCCGAACCCATTCCGAGCCGGCGCGGGTCTTGCCCGCGCCCCTGCCGCCCAGGATCACCCAGGTCTTCCAATCCCCACCGGGTGGGAGCTGGTGCGGTAGCGCCCAGAACTCGAAAAGCCACGGCAACGCACAAAGCGCGTGCTCGCTCAGCCCCTCAAGAAACGCTTCCTGCTCCGCTTGCGGCGCGGATGCGAGCCATTCGGCGCCCAATTTCATTGCGGGCCCCGGCAAGGTCGAGGCTCTGCTCATGAACATCCCCGACGAGCCTTCTGCGAAGGTCTTCGACATTGCGAGCTTCCTCCATCATGGCCATAGAAGCCTTGCGGATTTCGGTCAGCACCGAACCCAGCTTCTTTGCGCGATCGGTCTTGCCGTCGCCGATTTCCCGAACGATGTCGGTCAGCTCCTTGCTGGAGCTACGATAGATTTCTGCGGCCTGATCAAAATACTGACCGACGTTTTCACCCGAGGTTTCGGGGGTCGTAGATTTATGCAT